TCTTCTTTATTGAATTCTTTTTTACACTTCAACAGTGCATTGGTTCGTTTAACGGACGAACCCCCTGACACATTTTTTAAGCGATAATTAAAATAATCATCATAAAAGTTCTTGTATTCGATAAAGGTAGACTCCGGAAAATATTCACGTAAAACTGTTATAAGTTCTTTCAAGCTTTTTCTATTTGATTTCAACCCAAATGCAGTAAGGTAGACGAATTGAAGCAAATTGATGGGCGGAGTCGATAAAAGAATTTTTTTAATACTACAATGTTTATTCAACCATTCTAAAAAGTCTTTCATGTGATTGATCTTCAAATGGCCTTGCATGTAGATAAAATAGATCAAATGAAGTGGTGTAAATCCGTCAAAGCCGTCAATCACCATGCCGGGAACTTTTGTGGAGAAGACAGTCGGATCTTCATAACGTTTCTTGGAGATGCAATGTTTCCCCAAAATCTGGTGATATTTATATCTTAGAAAAACTTCATTAGAATTGACTTGTTGAGGTTTTATATTTTCGAAGTTATCTGTCATTTTATATTATGCAACAAGTTTTTCAATGTTTATCTACCATTCAAACATTTCCTATCCAGTGGTCAGTTATTTTAAAATTCAAATGATTCAGCATCCGCAAAGTTTTCTTCAGGATATTTCTTTTTCAATTTCGCCAAAAATTTAACAAATTGTTCTTCAAGATCGTACTCCTCCGGAAGAGCCATTGTCAAGTTCAAACGATTCGTTTCACTTTTTCTAAACTCAAATACAAGTTTGCTCGTTTTTTCACTGATGCGGAAATAATCAGGAAGAAGCTTCGGAGTTTTCTCGGGCATGATCCCTTTCTGATAATCATCGGCAACTTTGTTTGCAGCCAAAAGCTTATCCATAAGGGAGACCTTCGATGATTTTGACGACGCCCACGCAAAGTTCTTGGAACTATCCTCCACTCTGAAAAATTCACGTGTCTTTCGTGGGGTTTCATTCCCGTATGGTTCTTGGTTCCACGTGACTGTCCTTCTCATCATGTCCTGAGTAAAACCCTCAGGTAGAGGTTTGGCAGTACATTGACGGGCTCGTTTCGTTCCAGGAATGACCCCTGTCGTGTTTTCCATTTGTTCTTCTTGGGTTGCGATGCGCAGATTTTCCAAAGTATTGTTTAATTTGTTTCGGTCAATGTGGTCGACACTGGTGTTACTCGTTCCTCTGCCTTGTCCGTGGCAAGACATGATCACTTGATGCATATGTAACTTGATCTCCGTGTTGCCGACATATGCATCTTTGTGGTAAGTCCATGTCAACTTCCTTCCTCCATAATGTTCAGTTTCGTATTCGACAATTTTTTGGTAGCCTTCAGGGCACAACTTGCAGAGAGTGTCGACTTCGCAATACATCAAAAGATACTCCTTGTCATCTTCCTTGATGCGCCACATTGGATTTTTCATTTTATGTGCATCTTTGCCCATCGTTTTTGCATGACCCGGAATATACTCAAGGACTTCGTGGTTTTCCAAAACGGTGTCGTGGAAGAAATGATATTTTTCGATATTGCAGCGTCTGAGATCGCTGACATCTCCGTTTGAAAATTTTAAAATGGTTCTGTCTTGATCGGGATTGAAGACAAAGTCGATCAGGGAGATCTTCTGCTGATTGGACGTAAGATAGCAGGGATATGTGTCGGAAGCGGAGACGAAGGTGAAATTCTTCTTTGATAACAGATACTTGGTCCTGTCTTCTTCGTCAAGGATGAATGTTTTGCCGTTGATAATCGTGTTCATGGTTGAATTGATTTGTGATTTCTCGAAGAATATTGGTTTGGAACAAATGTTTTTGTTTTGTTTGTAAAACTTCATCCATGAACTTGACAAAAAATTGACAAGTTTATCTTCCACCTTGATGTAATCATAAATCTCGCCGTGCACAAATTGTACATTCTCGACAAATGATTGCATCAATTATATTACTACGTATAATTTTTGTATGTTTTTTATTTGTTTGTATGGGCGACCCATGCCGTATAAGATGACGACTTCGTTAGTTACTGTACGCTAAGCCACCCATGCCGCTCATTATTCTCAGCACATTATAGTTGGTTGCGTATACTCGAACCTTTGCGGTACGTGTACCTTCAACGGTAGCGTTCGAAAGAACCAGCTGCAAAGTAGCATTGTCGATTCTTGAAAAGTTGCAAGTTCCTGAAGGCTGGTGTTCCTCTGGGCGCAGAGCGAACGAGTACACATTGATTCCTTCGTCTGGGCACCTGGTGTGCACCTGAAACGGCTGCACCCATGAAAAGTAGGTGCCTTCACGCTCCGAGAAGCGATCCTGGCCGTTGAGCTGCAACTTGGCGACCACAACCGGGTTTTGTCCCCAGCAGTGCATGTCCAAAGAAGTTTCGGCCAACACGAAAGTTCCCGCATCAGAAACAGTCGAGGTATTGGTGAAGTTGGCGGCGGGTTCTCCGGGAACATTTTGGCCTCCGAAATTGGGTTCGTTGTAGGCCGTGTTGGTTGGCCCTCCCGCCCAGTAGCCAGTGAGTCCTGCCGGGAAGTAAGCATCTTCTGCACCAGCGTCGGAGAACAGACCTCGAGTGTCGATGTACCCATTCTGTCCAACAATTTCATTGGGTCCTCCGAATGCGTGGATCGCATTGGGCAATGCATCGATGGCGTCCGTGTAGTTGAAAGGCTGAGCGCCGAGAACCTTGTAGAGCGTAGCATCGCAAGTGAGTGAAGAACAGTAATCCACATTCAAATCTGGCTGAACCACCCAGATGAGTTCCTTGACGGGGTGATTGAAATTGAGCTTGATCTTGTTACTGGACGAACCCACGGACTCGTCACCCGTGAACTGCAGCTGGGTGATCAAGTACTCATGGGGATTTTGTGCGAAACGACGTCTCTCATCGGTGTCCAAGAAGACGTAGTCGACATAGAGGGATGCAGCGACCAGCGATTGGGAGTAGGCGATGGTGGCGCTGACAGTGGTTCCGGAAGTCATCTGGTTCTGGGACAAGTTGTTGTAAGGCCCCGACCTGCTGTTTTGGGTTGTGTTGCAGCTGAGGGTAGTGACTGCCCAAAGACATTCATCAATGGGGCGGATATCGAGGTTAATCTTGACTTCGTGGTACTGGAGGGCGATGAGAGGAAGGGCAAGACCTGGATTGCTGCAGAACCAGAACTGCAGAGGGATGTAAATGGTGGTTTCGGGGAGGGCGTTTCGGGGAGCGCAAACTTGGCGAGGAGCACTGGAGTCGCAGGGACCATCGACGTCGGCGAAAGAGGGATCGGTGATAAAAGTGAGCTGGGTGGTGTTTCCGATCATCTTAAAGTATCCACGGGTCTGTTCGGCAGTCATGGTAAGCTGATTCCAGATGTGCATCCAGTCTCCGTACTGGCGATCGATACGCTGTCCACCGATTTCGACCTCGACTTGGGCAATGATTTGTTCGCCGGGGTAGTCGAGCCATCTTGCGTAGACGGAGCTCTGGTTGTTGATGTAGTTTTGGTTGCTGCCCATCTGTTGGTTGATTTCGGGGAGAGTGACTTGAAGGTACGTTCTGTAGCAAAGATCGCCGTTTCTGCTGATGGTGCAGGTAACACGGCGTCCAAAGTCGGCTTGTCCATTAAAAGTTTGTTCAATGGATTCTAAGGCGAAGTTAGTGTAGCGACGATACGTGACCTTCCAAAATGTAATTTGGGGGTTGCCCGTCAAGTAAATGTCTTGTGCACCGTAAGCAACGAGTTGAAGTAAACCACCGCCCATATTTTATTTTATTATGCCTAAAGAAAAAAATTTATGGATTTAAATTATTAATTTATTTTTCTGTAATTGGGTATTTTCGATGTTTCAATTTAAATTATTGCATATTGGTATTAATAAATGCCCAATCTTAAGCCAAAAAAAAATATTCCCGTTTTATCCCAACATTTTACGTTAGACACGAAACATTCCGAAAAGATTAACCAATTCATTGTGAATGAGCGAGACGAAATTCCTAAACTACAGGCCGAAATCACCAAGTTGTCCAAAAAACAAAAGAGGATTCACGACATTGAGCAGAAAAAAGAAACCGAGTATCGCATCAAGGTGTTGAAGAAAAAAGTGCAGGATTTAACTGCGGAAAAAATCGACTACTACTTGGACAACAGTAAATACATTTTTGATTATTTCGAGAACAAGAAGAAGATCGAGGACGTGAGTCATGACAAGGACGACAAAAAGAATGTGTTGCTGCAGAAGTTCTTCATGTCGTCGACCAGCGGCGAAGTCCCTGCGCAAATTACCCTAAACAACAACACGATCCAGAATTATTTGAAAAATGTGGACAATAATTTGATGGACCAATCGCTCTTTTACAAAAAGTCGCTAAACTGCGCCTACTGTTCTTTAGGGGAAATGATTTCGATGGAGGACGAAGGGATTATGTTGTGTAACAAATGTTATGTCGTGTCAAAATACTTGATCGAGAACGAAAAACCGTCTTACAGGGAGCCGCCACGGGAAGTCAGTTTTTATGCGTACAAAAAGATCAATCACTTCAAGGAAATATTGTCGCAGTTTCAAGGCCGGGAATCGACACACATTCCGACGGAAGTGATTGAAAACATAAAAATCCAGATCAAGAAAGAACGGATCGAGTTGAAGAAACTCACCTACGAAGAGCTAAAGGGTTTGCTCAAGAAATTGGGATACAACAAGTACTATGAGCATATCAATTTCATCAAGTCGAAACTGGGAATCGCCTGCTTAATTATCCCTCAACACATTGAGGAAACGTTGTGCAATTTTTTCATGGAAATTCAGTACCCGTATGCCAAACACTGTCCTGATTATCGAATCAATTTTTTGCATTATTATTATGTCTTGTATAAATTGCTGCAACTCATTAATCAGACTGATTTTTTGAAGGAGATACCCATGCTGAAGGACAAGGACAAACTGATCGAGCAAGATATTATCTGGAAGAAAATTTGCTACGAATTGAACTGGGAATTTATCCCGACAACGATCTAATTTTTTTTACGTTTTCTTCTACCACCCAAAGCAGTACGTCGTCCACGTGTTCTTGCTGCAACGGACCCAAAGGTTTCGGCTATGTATTTGTCAAAGTCTGCTTTCCGTTGACGACCCATTCGAACACCGGGCGGAAACCTGGTGCAGTCGATAGGTTGATCAAAATCGCCAGGGCCTGCACGATCTGTGTAGTACTCATGAATCTTATTTATTTGTCTCAGCGCCTTTTTTCGTGAAACCATTCCATGCCGATGCGCCAAATTTGTGTTTTCGTGAGTGAAATTGGTCCATCGACGTGTACCTGCAACTGGTGTCGGTGTTATGATGCATAAAACCATTGTTGTTTAATATACATATTTTAGAATATCTTCAGGACCGGTGGTCTTGAATTCGGAGTCGCCGTAAACATCTTGCAGCAGAAGCCACTCAAACAACCCACCGGTGTAAAGTTTGACGTTTTTGAATCCCAAGTTGCGTAGTTGTCGTTCTTTTGCATAGATGGTTGGATCATGATGGTTTTTGCCGTAAATGATGATGTAACTTTGAAACCTACCTTCCTTCAAATATTGATTGAAAACATCGGTTTCGGATTCTGCCGACAGCGTTCCTTCAATGAGACAATGTTGTTCGTTGAGAGGCAGAGTACTGATGATAACGTGATCCGTATTTTTCATCTTTAGTGCGTCAAAGTTAACCGACGATTGTGCGATAGTATTGCCCATTCAGCTTCTTTATGGTTTCTTCGTCCTTTACATTACCATAATATTTTGTTAAAACTTGTTCTAACGTTGATTTGACTCCTTTAAAACCCTGTTTATCGGCGACGTACCAGAACAATGTCAATGATGATTGCAATTTTTTCACATCGATATCTGAGTTCATAATGTCTTGTATTTTTTTGTTTTTGGGTTTATTTAATAGAATCTCACACAAATCAATGTATCGTTTTTTCAACGTTCGATGCGTTATATATTCATATGCGTCGGAGTAATCTTTTATAAGAAATTCAAGATAATTTTGGGCAGGATGAACATCCATTAATTGTGGAAATGTCCACCAGATCCAACATGTTGCCTTCCCTCGGGGTGATGCAAGTTCACCTTTAATTTTTTCATGATCATCCTTTGTTTTTTTAACAAAACGATTAACACCTTCGGGTGTATATTGATCTCGATTCGGCGCCTTATAAAAGTCTGGGGCAGCCAGTCCTTTTCTTTGTTTTCGAAGGGTCTGGTTCACAGGCGATTCCGTTGGGTATTTGAAAGATGTTGCGTGTGATTGTTGCAAAGGTGGTGGTTGTTCCAACAAAGGAATAATATCATCAACTGCTTCGTCATCATCGATGTATTTTACATGCTCAAAATCGTGATCTTCTTCTATTTGTGGCATGGTGACGACAGCTGCGTAACCCAA